GTAGGTGTTTTACCTGTACGTTGTTCATTGAAACAAGCTGCTGCATTTCTTGCTGCTAAAAATTTAACATCCTCTTGTTGATACTCTCTTAATTGTTTTACAGATTTTAAAGGTGGTAGTTCCTCTAATTTCTTTTGTTGTTTTTCTGTAATGTGTAGTACCACTTCAGGTGTTACATTCAATTTATCTAATAAGGTTAAAGATGTAGGATATACTTCGCAGCTATTATGTCTTCCTACACCAGGTATACCTAATAGTTTTTTAGATGCTTCTATTTTAATGGGACTAATCTTCATTAATAATCACCACATTTCTAGCATGTTGTTCTTGGTCATTCAAAGGTATCTGTGTATAAATAAATACTGGACCTTCTTTTTTATCACTCACTTTAGATTGATTAAGTAAAGTGTTAAGTAACTGTGCTTGACCTGTATTCTTATTTGAATCAACAGTCTTTAACATAATAGATACTTTAGCTTTCTTTAGCATCTCTAATTCTTCTGCTATAAACGCAGCGACTCTTGCATCCATTAAGAATATTTTCCAACTTATTGGGGAGTAACCTGTTCTTTCTGCTAGTTCATAATGTGTCATATATAATGCTTCTTCGCCAACACTATTAAACATATCTTGTAGTTCTTGTAGTAATGTTTCTTCCTCTTTAAACTTTATATCAATAATCTTATTAGTCATATTAAATCTCCTTTAACTTATCTACTATAGACATAAATTTTTCAACAGCTATATATTCTCTTTCACCTAATTTAGCTGTTACATTTTGATATAAATAATCTCTGTCTTTCATCTTTTCTTTTAATCTACTTTGTGTTGCTTTAGATATACCTGCTATATCTTGTAACACACTGTATGATAAACCTAATTGACGTGCTATATAAGTAGCCTCTTCTTTATAAGGTTTAAGTCTTGACCTACCTTCTCTAATTTGTTTGAGTAGTAATTTAATTATACTCGAATCTGCATCACTTAGTAAACAGTACGTATCAATCAGGTCTAGTATGTTGACAGTGTAATTTAGTTTCTTTAACAAGTTTAGGCAGTAATAATAAAATTTAATTTCTATAAATCTTTCTCTCATACTTACCTCCGTGTTATATATTATACCTTATTGTCTAAAATTTTGTAAGAGTGTAATTAAACGCATCTATAAATAACATAGAATTACATTCTCCTTTACGTATTAAGTTAATAAAATTAGATACTGTTATTGCTGCAGTACTTACAACTGTACTTGCAACAGACAATGTTGTGCCACAAGCAGACACAGGTGTTGCTGCTACGGCTTCTTCATGTGTAAAATCCATAGATGATATAAAAGTTTTCTTTTGATAATCGTTATCCCATTTAGCTGCATAACTTTGTGCATCTTCTAGTCTCATACGAGTATCAAACATTGCTTTAATATAAATATTATCTGTATTATCTGTAGCAATTTTGTGTCTTAATTCTATATTATCCACACATAAAAAGATATAACCAGATAGATTTTGATTAGTGTAAGCACCATGTTTATACACTGTTACATCAGGGTTTATATTTTTAAGTATAACACCTAATGCATCTACCTTAGGTTTACCTATCATATTATGGAAATAAATTTGGTTGGCTATATTCTTAGCTTCTACTGTATCCCTATCCCAGATATGGATTTTAGTTACACCTAATCTAACTAGAAGTTCTGCTATTCTAGAACCCATAGCTCCTACACCTATAACGTGTATTGCTCCATCTACTTGATTAAGTGGGTCAAAGTATTCTAAAGATTTACTTAAGTCCATATTTATTTTCCTTTCTTATATTTATTTTTGTTCTTAGTATTGTTTTGTAAACTTTCATAATACCTATTAGCAAAGAAATAACTATCATAAAAGTCATCATCATAATCATTAAAGATGCTAGTTTGTTTTGCTGGTGTAACTACACTTGCTTTAGTTCTAACAACATCTTTAGTTTCATCTAACCAATCATCTAATAAAGTACCGTCTTCATTTAATATATTTATTTCGATATTATTATAGATGATATTATTTTCTTTATCATAGAAACGAATAGTATTCTCATTCTTTTTATTAGTTACAAGTATGATAAAGAAATCATTTACTTGTGTTAATAAGTCTTGATAGAATTGTTCATCCACACCTGATGGGCCTGTTGCCATATTAACGTGTGAATGCCCATGGAATCTTTTAGTATTAACTTGTTCTGTAGTTAAAGACATTTCAAATTCAAACAATTTATCTTCGTCTTGTGTACAAGTAATACCTGAAACTAATTGAGGGTATACAATTATATCTGTAATAACATACACATTATCTAATCCTGGTTGTCTCTCAACTGTACCGTACCAACCTATTTCCATAGAGTTAGTTTCAACTAACTTACGCATTTTAACATAAGCATTAGTTGTTATAAATACTTGTGGTGTTTTAATATCTTTTTCTGCAATATATTCTTCTAGTAGTTCTCTAATATCTACCTTTAAATCTATTGCATTAGTATTCATAAATATAGTTGTGTCATATTTCTCAATTAACTTTTGTTTAATTTGTTCTCTAATTGGGTCAATAGTTATTAACTGTTTACTAACTGTCATGTACTTCAATCTCCTCTACTATTTCATTTTCTATAAATACTTCATAAGGTGTATATAAATTTCCTTCTGCATCTTCTAAACATTTAGTGTTCATAAATGTAGTATAAGGTCTATCAAACTTATCTTCTAAGAACTCACACCATCTACGGAATACAGTACCATCTGTAAAGTTAATAGATTTAACAGATGCAATAGCTGTATGTACAAACATTAATAAGTTTTGTTCCTTTTGTAGTTTAATTAATGTAGGTTTATAGTTACCTAAACAACTAAAGAATGCTAAGTGTGGATTAATACTTGCATTAAATGTTTGTAGTTTATCTTCAGATGATGAAGGTAAACCAAATGAAGCATCTGGTGCGAATGAGAAATTAAATCTCTGTGCTACTATTAATTTATATTCTTGAGTAATGAATACTTTATTAAAGAACTCTCTAACTTTAGGTGTAAAGTACAACCTATCATTATCTAATAAGTTTTCTAATATATCCATTTCATAAAATGTAATAGGTGCTTTAACATAGAAGTCTAATCTATTATAACCATCTATATTATAATCTACTAATCCTTCAGTTTTTAAAGCAGCATAAATTTCTTCTTTAGTATTATCTATAGTTTGCATTTGATTCATAAGTAATATATTAGTTTCTCTTTGAGTTTTAAGTAACCCATTATATTCACGCATTATAGAATCTATTCTATTTTCTGTTTCACGTGCTAAATTTTTATAGCTATCTATTTTACCTTGGGCAACACTGTTTACTATATTTTTAAGTTTAACATCTTCAAATGCAGTTTGATATTTTTCTGTGTTACACATGATATTAAATAAGTTTTGTACATCTGCATTACCTATTCTTTTTAACATAGCTCTGTGTACTAGTTCATCAAAGAAATTAAATTCATCTACTGAAAACAGTTCACCTATTTCGGGGAACAATTGTGGTATTAAACCTATAAAATAAAAGTCTTCAGTTGATTGTCTGTGGTCCATTGTATCTACTACTTGAATTACTGTATTACATAAACGGTGTTTATAAAATTTCATCTCAGGTGTGTAACTTAAATCTTCTCTCAATTCTAATTGTTGCATTACTTTATTAGTTATCTCAATAATATTTTCATGAACACCAGTCCATAAGTCTGGGTCTATTAATGCTGTTAATGCTTCTTTAAATTCTACTGGACAATAAATTTTAATCCATCTTATTTTATTACTTTCATTACAATCTGTAATTAAATTATCTATTGTATTAGTTATACGTGCTGTTGGTATAGTACCTACTTCTAAACAATCTCTACCTAATACTAAAGTTTCTTGATGTAAATCTATATTGTTAATTAAGAATGGTAAATATAAATCACCTACATAAGGTTCTTCTATATAAATACTATTATGGTTACTGCTGTGTTTAAATGCGTTATCAAATTGTCTTGAATTATTAAGGTAAGTTTTTTCTCTAGGTACTATATTAAATACATTAGAACTAAATGTTAACATTTTCTTGTACCTCTTTACTTAAGAATGATAGCTTATCTGCTTTTAACATAACACCATATATAGTATCTTTCATTAAACTACCTTTAATACCTACTAAATTACCTTCTTTTAATAAATCTAAATTTACATTATCTCCAAATGGAATGAACACATCTAAGTTAAATTCTTCCTCAGGTTTTCCTTTGACTCTTATTATCATATATCTATCACTTACACGTTCAATAACTGTACCCATTATTACACAATTATTCATTGTAAAATTCATACTAATTCCTCCTATTATAAAAATAAAAAGAGAGGATGTATGTCCTCTCTTAAATATTATCTAGCATTATCTGCTTTAATTACAGCGATTAACATACATTTTTCTTTAACATTCATATCAGCTAAAGTGTTATCCATTTCTCCTGCTTTTAAGTTTGCACCATCTAACATGATTTGTGCTACAGAATAGTCAACACCATTATCTTCTAAGATTGTTCTTAATGTTGTATCTGCTGAATAATTTTTTTCAGTTCTTTGTGTAACTGTACCTACTATAACTCTAATCATTTGTATTTCTCCTTTCAAATTAATCTAAAAATTCTACATCATCTGATAAATCTATAGCATCTTCTAAGTATTCTTCTACTTGGGCTTCGATAGCATTGATTCTAGTTAATACTGCAGTTAAGATTGTTTTAATCTTAGTTTCTTTTTCTTCCTTATCTAAAGATAAGATGCTTTCATCAATAGCTCCTAAAGTTTTTCCATCATTGAATACTGCTCCGTAAGATGTAAATGTATTACATACTCCGTTGCTTACTTCATATAATGCTTTAGTTTCATCTTTCTCATCAAATAAAACTAATGTAGATGGTGATAAAATTCTCACCTTTTCAATGTTTTCATCTGTTAAAATTTCAGATGTGATGCTGATTCTATCAGCTAAAATTTTTGCCTTTGCCATACTCAATTTCCTCCTTTGCAAAGTATATATTATTTATATTAACTAGCTGTACTAGATAATATCTATATTAAAAAGGGGTGCAGTAGCACCACCCCAGTGTAATTCTACGAGAAAGTGTTGAGTGTTTTATCACCAACATGCTACTGTAACTATAAATTGGGTATCTATTAGATTAAACTGTTTATTATATTATATAGTTAGAAATTTTTTATGTTTTTGGAATATACAAATGATTTTTGGTTCATTCGATTAAGTAGTTGTATAGCATGAATACAATTGTTTAATCTAATAGTTAGTACCTTATTGGTACTACTCTACTAATCTAGCATAAGAAAAATATATTTTAATAAGCATGGATAAAAAGAATAATTTTAAAATATATAGATTAGTAGAGTACTGCCAATAAAGCAGTACACTTAGTATAGAAAAGACTTTTGTTTTCTATAAGCAATAATTTATTCTCGCTTGTTTATTGCTCAAAGTACCTTAATGGTACTGCTCTAGAGTTAAATGTTAAAGGTATTGAATAAGTGTATTGCTAGTGGACTCGTTCAATACTTAACTCTAGAGCACTACTATTAAAGTAGTGTCTACTTGAAGTAGTTCTTATCACAACATCTTACTAGGATTTGAACCTAGACCTCGGCACTATTACCGTAATGCTACCATTGAACACTATAAGATGATAGAAAAGAGGGGGAAATGATACTTTCAATCGTGACGCTTCGTGACCCAATGTCCTACTAGGTAAGGATAACTCATAACATTTCCATCATACAATAATTAATGGGTGCTTTAATGAACACCTTAAGAGAACTATATCTGATTAATCTATATTCTTGTAAGAATGAGTTGTGTAGTTTGTATGTTTTTAGAAAAAATAATTATTCAAAAAGGACATAGTTCTCTTAAGCTATTTATTAAATAGCTTATTCATTATCAATTTTAAATTTAAATATTGGAACGAATTCTGTTGCTTGTAGTGTTTGTACACCAGCCTTGAATTTGTAGTTAAGCATTTCTGATAAATCCTCTAGAGTATAATCTCTTAATATATTTTTAAGATAAACTCTAACGGAACGCTCGACGGCAGACGGCGTAAGCGATAACTGTTCACCATATTTTTTATATAAATCTTGTAGATTACTTTGTGCTAAATTGTACTCAGATAGAATGTATGCTAAGGCGTTACATCCTGTACAATTTGCGTTTCCAAAATTAACTACTAATGCTTTATAGTATTTTTTAAAATTTTCTGAATTAACAAATGATGCGTCTAGCATTTCGTGTTCCTCCTTGTCTAATACAATCATATTATATCTAACAAGGTAGTACTTAGTCAATAGTTTTCGATTATAATTCGACATTTTCTTCTTGTTTTTTCGGGGTTTCTTCAGTATCCCGTTGGTTTGTTACAGTTTTTAAAATAACTGCAAGCATACTCTCAATACGATATAAAGAAATCTTAACGTCTGCTAAGATTTCTGCTAAAGTTTCTGGGTCCATTAAATACCTCCTTGCTGTATCTTTATTATCTCATCTTTAGTAAATACATGTCCAATACTTTTTTTGTATGCAGTATCCTCTAAGTAATCATCATCCCCTATTGGGTATGTACTTATTTGTTCAAACATTTCTTCATCTTCTTGGAACATATCTGCTGTAAAGTATGGAGTTTCTTCAGGTGCAATGCATTTAACTTCATTTGCATAATCTACATTGTTTTCGATATACCATTTAAGTTGTTGGTATGCTGTTAATTTAGATACTTCATCATTCCAATCTATATGTATATCATATAGTTTTCCAAATGTACTTAAGAACATTTCAATTTCAAATTCAGTTTCAGTTGGTGCATCTAATAATGTTAATGCTTGTAATTGTTCTTTAGTCTTTTCAATCTTTTTTGATTCAAAATACTTTTTACGATTTTCATAATATGCTATAAGCACTTCATGATTAAATCTTTTAGTTTTAATTTGGTCAGTATCTGATTGGTAACTATAAGTCCATTCATCTAAAGTATTTAATTTATATACCTTGTCTAAATACTTTATAGTTACTGGATGTTTACGAAAAAGTAAATCATTTATTAGTTCTATATTAGGTTTAAGTAATGTATCTAAATAAAATCCAACTGATTCTCCTCTATAAAAATCTTTAATTGTTAGTGCATCCTTTACAGTATATGTTGTATCAATACCTTGTGCTTGTAGTTTATGCCATTCTTCATTTGTTAATGGTCTTTCAATAATTATTTTCATATTTAATTCTCTTTTCTATACTATATTTTTGTTTTGGCAATAGCCAAGAAACAGTGGATTATAGTTCCACTGCTTCTTCAGTTACTTCTGTAAAAATTCTTGGAGCATGTAATGCTACATTCATTCTTCCGTATTGAGGGTTATATGCAAACCATACCTTAAATTCTGTAGTCTTAGCAATGTCTAAAACTTCTCCTAAAGTTACTTCAGTATCTAAACCAAATTGGTTTCTTAATGCTGATGTTACATATTCTAATTGAGTTGGGAAAATATTATAAGTATAATCCCTATCTTCTAATTTTAAAATAGTTTCTACATATCCTCCTTTGTCATTAATAACTTCTCTGTAACTTTTCAAAATTGCTACTCTTTCACCTTCTAATTTAGGTAATACTTTTGTGTCTAGTAAACTCATATCATCAATCCTTCTTTCTATTTTTTATTTTTTGTTTACTAATAAGGCTCATTTGATTTAAGCCTTTCACTAGCAGTGAAGGCAGGGGATACTACTCTCACTACTACTGAAAGACTAATCAAAAAGACTAATCTTAAAAACATTTAACTACATTTGTAGGTAATTCAGGTAATATACTTTCAAGTTGTTGTATACTATAACCTGCTAATCCAGTACCTACAGGTGTTAATAAAAATTCTAATTGTGGATTTGCTTTTGCATAATTTACAAAATCAATAATATATTTTTGAATAATATCTAAAGGTAATACTCTTAAGTTATAATCCTTAGTTGGTATTGCGTAGCATTTACCTTGAGGTCCTACTCCTTTACCATATATTGCACCGAATTTTTTATAAGCAGTTAGTGCTGCACCTTTACCGTGACGTCCTGCTAAATTAGAACCAAATACAAATATTTGATTACTGTTTAATTGTGTAATAATATTCATTTCTATTACATCCTTCCTATTTAAAAATTATATTTTACAATTATCAGGTCTAGAGGATAGGGTCAAGGGTGGAGACTATGTACTACCCTTGATGCTATTCTCTAGACATGATATATATTTTATTTCTTGTTTTTCGGAGTTATCCCTTCTAAATTCCTGGCTTCAGGAGGAGCAGGAACTTATTAAAAATAAGTTCTTGCGACGACTGAAGCCAGGAATCATTCTTCTTCGATTTACTTCCATATACTATTATATTAAATATAAATTTATTTATATTTAATATAAGCCGAAAGAGCTCGAGAAAACATGCAATGTTGTCTCGAAAAAAAGAAGATATTACTTAGTAATATCTTCTAAACCTAGGAATTCCACCATCACTGGGTAAAGTTGCTCAACAAGCATATCTTCGTATTTGCTCCAAACTTTATTTGCAGTAGTAGTTAATATGATTAACTCACTAACTCGAATATTGTTGAGTAACTCTTGCACATCCTCTAAGTTGATGATTGCTAACTCAGATTTGGCAGTATCTGGATTAGTACGCTCGATTCTCATCTCACGCACTAAACTGTTGTAATAAGAAATAAATTTCTTAACAACGAATTCACTAAGATTTGTATTATCCATACTATCAACTCCTCTCAAAACTATATAATATAATAATATAAAATATAGATAATACAATTATGACGCAACTCTGAAAGTCAAGGGTGAAATCCTATTCATAGGACACTTTAATTTTCAGGATAAAACTAATGAGAAAACGCAAAACAGAAAATTAAAGTGCCCTTGACTCAGAGTTATAATAGAAATAAGTTAACGGTGTCCCCTTGGGAAACCGATGGGCGAAAAGGGAACCTCTAGGTGTCCTCCTAGGAAACCATTCGGAAGGAACCGTGTAGAAAGAGTCTGAGAAAACGTGACTATACGTTGTCTCAGGCCTAATACAAACTAACTATACTAATAAACAAACTAATTAACGATATGAGGGTTTGGGAGAAAAGTGTCTTTTCTTCCATTAAAAAATATATAGGGGAAAAATGACACGGCGTTTTACACGGACAATAACGGTTGCATTTGCCTAGTAAAAAACCAGGGCTCACCTAATGTATCTAAACATACCAGTGTCATTCCCCAGTCTTGTCGCTCTTCTTTATTCTATTGCGACTCTAATGGACTTGCGACAATCAAATCGAAGTTCAAATTCAAGTATTCGCATTAAGAGTGACAAGTTGAAAGAGTATGAGAAAACGTGTACGTTGTCTCATGTCTCAACTGTAAAGTTGATGGGTGGAACTTTTTTCGACAGTTTTAAAAATTCTGAAGAAACTCTCAAATGGAACAAAATACGTTTCAAGGGCGTAACATACAATATTCGACGATTCCCGACAAATGACTTACTAAGTATGATTATATATATATAAATATGAAACAAATATTATATTCATTTTAATTTTTTATTTTTTTTTTTTAAAAGTCATTTAAAGTGGATGAGGAGAATGTCCTTTTTTGTCGAAAAAAGTCCACCCAAAAAATGTGCACTAGAAGTCAGACAGGGTTTGAGTGTGTGTAAAGTAATATGGATAAAATGTAAATCGAATGTAAATAAAAACAAGGTTTGAAAATAACGGGTTTGGAAACCCTGGGTGACTTTGAAATAAGAACAAGGACGAGTAGTATATATTGAGATAAAGCCTAGGGTTTGTTTGTACGGCTTTAATAATAATCTAAATCATTTGCCAATTATAAAAAATTGAAGGTTACTTCAGTATGTGCTATACTATCTACAGGAGGTAACATTATGAAACAAAATCAAACAGAATCCAATCTTACCAAAGTTATGACTATTGGTTTGACTGAAGACAACATGTGTGGGGTACGCATATCACCTGATATGGATGCTGCCACAGCTTATCAATTATTGGGGACTCTTGCATTACACATTATGAATGCGTATTACAAGGTTGCCACAACTACACTGGAGGTAAACCGTAATTCAGGTGACACACCTAAAGCACAAAAGTTAACAGCTAAAGAATTGGAAGCAGCTACTTTAGGTATTAAAGAGTCTATGTATGACGCTATGAACTCTGTGTTCTCAAGTGTTTTAGCTCAGTTTTATCCTGAAGCACCTAGAACAACACTTGAGGATGAAGCGATTATTGAACTTACAAATAAGAAAATCGAGCAAAGATATTACGCTATGTCACCTAAAGAGCGTGAAAAGTATAAAGGACTTTATGAAGAGACTAGGTCTAAACTTAAAGCTACTTTAGAATCTGAACCTGAAGCATCTGAAGAATCTGAAACTAATGACGAACAATAAAACTACTTTCGATGAAGCACTCGACGCTGCTTTAGATGGGGTAGAGTTTGAACTTAAACCTGTTTTAATTACTGAGTCGGTTCTAAATAAAACAAAGAAAGAAGGAAGTACCTCTCCTATTGAATTGTGTAGAACAGACTCGGGCTCTAAATCATCAATCCAGGAAGAGCAACCTATACACACTTTAAATACAGGTGACCTCGACTCTGCTCTATCTAAGGTGCCAGAGTATTCAACGAATTCAGAATTCTTAAATACTTTATTTAACTTAAAGCGTTGTCCGAGGTGTAACGCACCTCTTGTAGAAACGCTATCTATTTCAGGTTCGCCATCTACAGACTGGGTGGAATGTTCTAATAAAGTCTGTAATACATTCGTAGATATGTACCATCCTATGTCACATCAAGCTTCGGTACATCTCGACTCTCACCGTATCATTGGGAACTTTGGTTCTTACGGTACAGGTAAAACGAAGACATCTGAAAAAGAAATAGAGAAACATATTTTCATAACACCAAATGCTAACATATTATTAGGTGCAAACATTACATCTCAATATGAACAAACATTACTGCGTGACTTTGAAAAAAGTTTCCCATTAGCTTTTATGGAGAATAGGTCACAACAAAAAGGATATATTGACTTCATTAATGGAGCCAGACTTATGTTGAGACCATTCGACGACCCAGATAAACTTCGTTCAAACAACTACACTCTAGTTGTTATGTTAGAAGCGTCTGAAATAAATGCAGATGCATTTCACCAATTGAAGACCAGACTTCGTAACACTGCTGCGACTTACCAAGGTTACGACTGGCGTAAACTTATTTGTGAATCAAACCCAGATTCAGGGTGGATAAGAACTGACGTGTTATTAGTATCTGATGAAATCATTCAACATGGTAGATTCGCTGATGAAGATTATTCTAAACAACAAGACCCTGAGTCTATAGATAAATCTATATCTACACATGTAGCTAGTACTGACGTTAATCATTTCTTACCTCCTGACTATATAGAAGTTAACTCTCGTAATAAACCAGACTGGTGGATTAGGAGATTTTTACATGGTTCATTTCTATTTGCAGAAGGTTTAGTTTACCCTCATGCTCTTAACTGTGTAGTACCCACACCAAAAGATTCTGAAGGGAACCCATTAACACCTAAACACTTTCCAGATTGGAGAGTACTTGTAGCACATGACTACGGTTTAATGGATGAAGCTACATTCGTATATGCTGCAGTAGATAGAAAGCGTAATAAATTAATTGTATACAAAGTTGACCATACTAATAATGCACCACTTAAAGACTTGGCTGCAATGTTCCGAGATGGAACGAAAGACGTTTCATTCGGTCAAATGTATACAACACCGATAATAGACCCAAAGAATAATAAGAGGGATTATGATAAGAAAGACTTAATCTCACATTATCAAGATTATGGTATTACTTTTAAACCAGGGCATGTTAATGTTGAAGCAAGAATCATTAGACTTAACGATTACATTGAATCAGGTAACATTGAGATATGGGATTGCTGTACATTTCTTATTAACGAACTTAAAGAATATAAGTTCAAACCAAAGACTTTAGATGATAAGTCATCAGATAACAGACCGATAGACAAAAATAACCACTCAATAAATGCATTAGAGTGGATTGGGATGGAACTTCCTGCTAATCCGAATACATTATATTTGACTGGTTATGATGAATATGGTAGACCAATGAGTGAAGAATCTGAAAAAATGAGACTAAAAGCTAGCCAAAACTGGCAATTATCTGATACAATGGACTCAGATAGAACAGAGTTAGACTCTAGTCTCGCATTCGGAATTAGAGGAGGATTATTTTAAATGGATAAGATATTATTTTTTATAGTAGGTTCTCTATTAACTTTGATTTTTACTAAGAAACCATTTCAAATTAAGATAGAACATGTTCATAATTATGTTAAAGAACAAGACCAATTAATAGATATGGAAGCTTTGGAACAAGAAATGTTGAAAAAAGACCCTACAAAGGACGCTCAATATGAAGATTTTAATAAGGATATGAAACAACTTGACGAAGTATTACAAGAAGTTAATGAAATAATGGGAGGAAGTGACAGAGTATGAGTGAATCAAGCAAGGTAAAGAAAGCTACAAAAGATGTTTATGGGTCTGACTTACTACCTAAAGGTGTATGTTTGTCTGATATTAAAACAAGAATTAAAGATACAGAAACTCAATACACTAAAGTAGTTAAGAAGATGTACATCTTAGACGGTACTGACCGTGGAAAACTTTGGAATGTTATAGATGCAAAGTTCCCAGCATACCAATTAACTCCAGATTCTAACTGGATAAACTATATTAAAGAAAATTTAGTAGCATCAATCTATACAACTGGTAGATATGCAGAGCTATTACCTAAATCTGAAGACGATATTAACTTCGTTGCAGAGTTTAATTCAGCTTTATCTACAATTTGGGATAACACACGTGCTGAATCTTACCAAATTATGGCAGGTGAACGTGCTGCATTACTAAATTTAGGTATCACAATGGTAGGATGGAAGAAAAATATCATAGGTGGTACTAAGAATTATTGGTATCAAGGGGATATTATGTTTAAAAATATAGACCCAATGAACTTTAGACGTGACCCATACGCTGATGTATTCGATAATTCAGAGTTCTGCTACTATTTTGATAAGTATTCTTTAGCAATTATTAAGACTAAAGACATCTATAAGCAAAGATTAGCAGAAATTGAGAAGGCAGTTGGTGTTCTTAAAGACGAAGGAGCCATTGTATCTACAGTAACTCCAGAGACTGATAGACAAAAAGACAAATCAACTACTTCAAACTACCATAAACTTACATATTATTACACAGTATACAATGTTGATGATAAAGAAGATAAGGATGGTTACAAAATTGCTGAGATACATCTACTAGATGACGAGTATGTACTATACTGTAACCCAGATTTGAAACCAAAAATGTTCCCATTTGCGTTATTGTATTGTAATAATCCAGCAGGAGACATAGTTGGTACTTCTGAACCAGCTAAACAGTTCCAATCTAACCTAACATACAACTTACTTAACTCTATGTACGCTACACATGGGTACAAAGCACAACGTCCACCTAGATTTGTTAACGCAGCTAGTGGAATTAACTTAAGACAATTCGCAAAATATGGTAATGACGCAGACAAAACGTTCATTGTTAACGGTGATGCAACAACAGCTGTACATTATGCTCAATTTCCTCAGCTACCACCAGAATTGTTACAAGTTAAACAAGATTTAGGTAGAGATATTAAAGACACATCAGGTGTAGATGAGATGTATGCTGGTAAAAATACAGGTTCAATCCAAACAACTGGAGGAATGGACACACTTATGGCTACTACTTCTCAAAGAGACAACCAAAAAATATTCTTATATGAAGAATATTGTAAGAGATTGACTGAGTTAGTAGTAAACAATCTAATCCAATTTGGGGATAAACGTACTTACACTGTTAAGGACCCAATTACTCAACAAGTTAAGACAGTTGAATTTGATTTCCCTGAAGTTGATGACGATATTCGTTTCAGATATAGCTTAGATGTACAAATTTACTTACCACGTAATAAAGCTAGATTAGCATCTACAGCAAATATGTTACTTGAAAAGCAAGCACAATACAGACCAGACCCAGAAATCATAACAACAGAAGAATGGTTATTGATGCAAGACATTCCATTCAAGGATATGATATTCAAACGTATGGGTATTCAACGTAATACTAGAATTACTGAGCAAGTTGCTCAAACATTAGAGATGTTTGCTGATTTAGTTGAAGGTGGAGTTGACCCTGACTTAGCAGTTGAACAAGTAGCTAACCAATTACAGGCTCAACAACAACAAACTACATTAGGTAATACAGCATCTGCTCAAGATATTAGTGCATTAGTAGGAGGTACTCCTCAAGCTGCTCAAGCTGGAGCTAATATGCAAGATATGGCAGACTTAAATAGTATGATGTAGCGAAAGGAGGTGAGCTTATGAGAGAAGACAATAGACTATCTATTGTAGGTAACAAAGTATTAGTTACTGAACCAGGTATGTATGGAGGTGCCTATGGCTTTGCAGAAGCTGGTAAAAAAATAGTTAACTATAAACATGCAAATCCTATAGGAAGAACATTAATGTTCCCTAGAAAAGTTAAAGTTGGTGCTGCTATGAATGCAGTAACAACAAATTTAGGTTACACTTATGGACCAGGATGGCAATGTGTTACTGAAGGTGCAGTTGATTACATCTATACAGATGGTAAACCTGAAGAAGTAGTTGCTATGATTAACGCTGAAATAAAAAAAGTAACTGGGAATCCTGGCGGTATACGTATCATACAAGCTTAACCTTTTAAAAGAACTATATATTACATATAGTTCTTTTTATTGACTAAATCTTACATTCACGTTATAATGAATTCAGATAGGCATAGGCTTCCACCAGCCGTATGGTGTGTAGTCTATCTACCTCTGTGAACTCGGCAATCACAATGATAAGGAGGAAATAACAGTGCCAGAAGATTATCAAGCAATTCTTAGTGACTTAGGAGTAGATACTTCACAAGGAGCACCTGCTACTGAATCACAAGATACAAACCAAGATGTTGCAGTAAATAATCCTGCACCGACTGATATTCAAGAAACAACTCCAGTTGAAGAAGACAACACTGGTGATGTGGAACCTACAGTTGATACAGATACTGATGAAAGAAATCGTAGACAAAACGAAGCTTTTGCTGCAATGCGTTCTGAAAATAGTTCTTATAAAAAGTTTATTCAACATTTAATGAAGGGTGCTGATTTCAACGGTAGCGAAGAAGACTTTATGAAGCAACTTAGTGAAGCTTCGTATGCTCAACAAGCTAAACGTCAAGGTAGTCAGGTAAGCCCAGAAATCCTTAAACGTATGGATACTATAGAAAGTCAGAACAAAGCTCTTATAGATGACCGTAACAGAATGGCATTCGCTCAAAATGTACATAATCTACAAGAAGCATTTAATCTTAATGAAAATGAAATAAAAGAATTTATTACTCTAGCTGCACAAGAACAAATTGATTTGACTATGCCAGGTACTAACTTCAAAACATTATACCAAGGTTTATTCTTTGATAAACTTAGAGATAAAATGTTAGCAGAAGAAAGACAAAAATGGATAGCTCAAAACAGTAAAGCTAATAGTGCTGCTAGCCCAGATGGGAAATCGGGTAAACAAGACCCTAGCCCTACAGATGTAAAAACAATGGCAGAGTTCGAAAGCCTATTACAATCCGTTCCTAATAAGAAATAGATTTTATAATTATTAAGGGAGGTAGATAATATGTTAAATGCATTAAATCCAGTTGCTAATATTAATTCATTCATTGAATACTTCAGAAATCATGGTTATTCAATCAGACCTGAATTATTCTATGATAAACAATTATTAGACACAATCAGACTAGACGAATCACACTTTGTGTTCTATCGTTTAGCAAATACTACACCAATCCAAGGTAACGCTGAAAAGTTACAAATAAGAAGATGGGCTCCATTACAAGCTCACACTGAACCATTAGCTGAAGGTGTTCCACCATTCTCAGATAAAGGTTCTATGGAAAGCTATGAAATCGGAACATTCTCTTATGGACGTTACATGGAATTCACAGATAGAGTAGATTTCGAAACTATCGACCCAGTTATTGCTCACTATACTCAAGAGTATGCAATCGTTGCTATGGAAACTTTAGATTTACTAGCAAGAGAAGCATTAACTACAGTAGCTCAAGCATCTTATGCTAATGCTAAAAAATCATTCGAAGAATTAGAAATCGGTGATAAACCAAGCTTAAATGACTTAAGAGGTATTGCTTTATCTATGAAAAAACAATTAGTTAAACCTAGAAATGGAAACAGATTCCATGTTATTGGAACTCCAGATTTCTATTTTGATATGATTAGTGACCCACTAGTAGAAAAGTATATGACTATTAATCAAAGCACTAAAGGTTTCTATGAAGACATGGGACCTATCCCAGCTATGTTCGGATTAGAATTCTATGAAACAATGCATATTGATGATAGTGGTGTATACACTACTACTGATGGTGAATTCCTAAGAACTGTTAAAATCGGAGAAGATGGTACTCCTACTTATGTTAATTTAGATGCTGCTACTTACAAAGTTGCTGCTGAAGATAATTATGTAAGAGATGCTCGTACTGGTCAAAAAGCTTCTTATATTCCTAACTTAATGAAATGGAATATTCCTGCAGATTCTCAAGAATTAAAAGTTCATAGAGTATTCGTTCTAGGAGCTGACGCTTTAACTAGAACAGAAATCGCTGGTCAAGGTAACGCTAAAATGTACGTTAAACCTTTAGGTTCTGCTGGTGTATTAGACCCTATTGACCAAAGACAATCAATCGGATTTAAAATTAATAGTGTTGGTTTCGGTTCAACAAGACCAGAAGCAGTTGTATGCTACTACTGTGTACCATCACAAGCTAATTTAGTGTAATATACATATACTAAAAATATGATAGGAGGATAATGTAATGGCTAAAAGTGAATCAATCGCTTTAGACACTGCTGTAAATGAAGCTGCAAAAGACATGAATGTCGAAGCAGGAACTGCAACTGTTAATACAGTTGAAGCAGTAGCAGCTAGGTCTTATAATGCTTTAGAAGCTAAGCGTAAAAGTTTAGTTACTACATATAGAAATGAAGAAAAGAGAGCAATCACTATTTCTCCATTCTATGCACCTTACTTAGGTAAGGTAGTTCGTGAATCTGTTAATGGGATTATCGTAGATGTTCCAGCAGATGGACAAACATATAAGATTAATAAGACACATGCTGACCACATTACAGCAAAAATAAAGAGAATAGATGCTATGATTGCACGTCAAAAACGTGCTGGAGATATTTCAAATAATTTTGAACACGCTCCAGGTGAATTACATTTATAAGAGCAGGGAGTAAAATCTCTGCTCTTTTATTTTTAAATAGAAGGAGGACATTTTATGGAAATTAAAAAAATAATTGATTATGTCAACAGAAGTTTTATAGCTTCAGATTATTTAAGAGAACCAGATATTTACTACTATATGGATTTAGTTATTGATGATATTAATGAAAGACTTCAAGCTAAATTCCCTACATTCACAGAATGGAAAGATTTCGTTAACGAATGGAATACAATCATGACCCCAACTGAAACAGATAATGAAGACGTTCACTACGAATTTTTACATCCAAAAGCTCCAGTAGAATGGTATGGTCCTTTCTTTATAAGAGATAACACTAAGTATGATGCGTTCCCAGATAAATACTTAAGACAAGTAGTAGCATTAGGTACTGCTGTTAAGTTCTATACTAGAGATGAAGAAGGAGAACAAATCGCTTTAGATTATCAAAACAGATATGAAATGGCATTATTCAAAATGATTAGAGATTATCACAACCAAGTACCTTGGTATTTCCAAGAACACACAGGTGGATTCATAGACTTCTCTTATAATAGAGAGTTAGGTCCATGTGATTTAGTTCCGAGAGGAGTGGTGATGCGTGGCAACAACACAAGAAACTTATAGACTAGGTACACGTTATCCTAGATACACAACTAAACTAAATGCATTTAATGCAGGAATGTATTTAACAAATCAAGTCGAACCAGAAGGTTACGTTAAACGTATGGTTAACTACGATATAGATGCAACAGGTTCCCACATTAGACCAAGAAAAGGAAGAAAGGTTGTACAAGATATAGACCCTATCCAACTTAGAACTAATTATAGTCTAGGGCTTCCTATTCTAACGGACTATTTATATAATTATGATGCAGGTGTAATTGATAATGTAACAGATGACACAGTACCAGCACTTGTAAAACCTTATAATGTTACAAATGTATCTGATGTTTTATTAGATGATATGGGAAATGGTTATTTATATAACTCAGTAAATTCAAACTTTGAAACTATTGTAAATAGAGATTTATTCCCTACAAAAATAAAGAGTTATTTTTATGATGACTCACCTTTAGTTTTTGATAAAACAATGTTTCATTCCTACTCTAATTATTTACATACTGTAACAAGCAACGAACTTTATGCTATTAAAGAAGACGGTGAAACTGGTATATTAGGTATTCAAAAAATTATATTAGGTAACTTTTGG